ATTTCTCAAAGTTTGGTAAACCCCATAACAAATTGTATTCCAGAGATCAAATCTCACTTTAGTCAATTAGCTAAAGTGTATGGGCAAGGGAATATGTTAAGTTACAAAGAAGTTATGCAACCTAAAGATTGGCAAGAGCTTGTATGTGATTTAGATTATAGTGGTCATGATAATAATACAAGTGAAGATCAAATTTTAGTTGCTTTTGGTTTACTTAGACTATGTTTTAAAGAGTCGAAAGAAATCGATAAACTGTTCTATTATTGTATGAGTAACATGATTTATAAAAGAGTCGTTTTACCAGAGAGTAATTTAATATTTCAACTTACAAAAGGTGTGTCGACAGGACATGGTTTCACGTCTCTCGTTACAACTTTATGTGCATACGGTACATTAGCTACAGCTATCAATCGAATCAAAAAGAAACATAATAATCGTCTGACTGATTATTTTGTATCACGTAGTAGAATTGGTAACGCTGGAGATGATTGTAATTTAACTTTGAGTGCTAATCTGATTAAGCCATTATACGACGATATTTGTCTAAATTCTGGTCATACAATTGATGACATACGGGATAATGGATATATTGATAGTAACAATCCGAGGAGTCGAGTTACATTCTTGAAAAAACAATTTCAAGATTTCTCATGGAATGAACGTGAATTATTTACTAATTTAGTTCATCCCACTATTGCTGAGAGGAATTTTGGATTACGATCTGATAATCTAAAAGTCCTCATGTATCAATCACCACTAAATACACGTTTGAACAATAAGTTAACTTGCTTAATAATATGTTACATATTATGTGGTATAGGTTATACTGCGAAAGATTTAATGCGTGCACAATTAGATGGTAGAGTATTACGCTTAGAGAAATTTATACATATATGTAATGATGACATAGGTTTTGATAACCCTGATTTTATAGATGAATTATTATTATTAGATTATGGTAGTTTTCATTCACACTATGGATTTCATTGGAATGTACAAATAAATATGTCAGGGCGTGATAGTAATGTACAAGGTGTGGTAGATCTGAATATGTATATTCATGATCAGTTACGTGAAATGAAGCGGCAATTACGTATGAAATATCGCTGGTTCATGCAACGTGTACGTTATAAGATGCATAGGAGTAAGAATACATTAAC